CCCTGTTATAGGGAAAAGGCCTTAGTTAAATCCAAGGCCCGAGATCGTACCACAGTTGACTCAGACTATTCACGACCTTAAACTTCGTTCTTCCGCTTAATGGAACAGCGTTACGCTCCATCTTCGCAGAAGGCGAAATAAAGGAAGTGATCGCTTTTAGTCTGAAATGGCGTTCTACGGGAACTCTTTCGAGTGACCGTATCAAGGTAGTCGCTAAATGCTCGCGGAAACCAAAATCTAGGTCTCTACTTGCCTTTAGCTGCCAAAGAGAAGCTAGTAAATAGCCCTCTGTTTCATCTTGATAAGTTTTACTTATCTCGACCACGTTCCGTACAAGGTATCCTTCGACACCGTGTCCGAAACGATTAGGAGTAGCTTCATCAAAGTTAGAGATGAAACCACCGTCTCCTAAACCTTCAGGAATCCTAAACAAAAGATGTTTAGGAACTTGAGAGCTTAAGAGATCAAATGTTGATTTGAAGCGTATATCACAGCCATAACCATTATGTCTGTGAGACAAGCGACGAATCGCATTTGCTAAGCGGAAAACCGCTGGTACAGACGAAACCCTATCTTTTAGATAGATTGGTTTGACATCCTTGCCAGAGTAGAAATGCGCTCCACAGCTCTCACGAAACGTTGAGTCAAAATGACTCTTTTTAACGTTAAGTTTGAAACCGTAGAAGCTCATTAACTCTGAGAACATCTCGTAACAGGCGGTTGGCAACACAACATCATCACCATACGCGCTCACATTAGCAGAGCTAATGTGTTGATAGTCTGCACAGCAAGAAGCTGCCGCATAGAAGATCAGCGATTCTAACTGAAAGGTGAATCCGTTCCTCATACTGGAGAACTTTTCCCACTTCAAGAAAGAATTGTTAAGAGAGCCATAATGAGATCGACAAGCATCCAAAAGCGTAAACCATCGCGGAGGTAGTAATTCCTTCACGACAGAATATGCAATGGAATCGCTCGCAGAAGAGAGATCAATCGTAGCTAAACTTTGGTCAATTGACCCAAGTCTGGCTAATTCTTGATTCCTTGACTGATAGCGTAAGTCGACTCCACACCGAAGTAGTCTTTTTCCAATCATATCGCCAATAGCCTTTTGGAACCATAAATTGATTCCTGGCTCAATGGCAATAACGCGATTGGTTGAAGCGTCCTTCGGTACTGTGATCACCTTATTCCCAATCTGGAAAGCAGGAAAACCCGCTTCAACCAGAACTGGGGCCCATAGGGGGTAATTAGCCTCCATATGTTCCCAGGGAATAAGGTCGTACAGATCACGCGTAATTCCGGTTTCACACCGGAACTTCTTGGCTGGACTGGCGTCTCTGCGTTTTATCAACGTAGAGGCTCCAGGACCCCAGTCAGGCATTGAGAATAGTTCGTCAGACGAAAACTCAGTTAGGATACGTTCAATTTTACGAATGACTGCGTGATGCAGCCAGACGGCATGACCAGTATATAACTTGTCATGCAGAAGGTTCCTAAACCGAGAATTAGTATTCTTACAAAGAAGTTCAAATTGTTCGAACTTCTTAATTGCTACATCGTCTAAGTCGTAGTCAAGAGTTAAACCCTTGAACTTCGACAAGAACTTTGTAGCGGCGTAAGAATCCCTTAGTGATATAAGATCATTATACCACTTCGGATCGAACTCGAGCTTTGCTATTTGCTCATGCTCTCCATTTCTGAAGAGGATGAGGATAGCTAAAGAACGAGGGCAATCCAGGGCTGACAAATAAGCCTCAATTGCCGAGGAAGTTAATCCCTCGGGAACGCGGTAGCTCGTGATTCCTTTATGGAATCGACCGCCATACTTCTTAGAAGACATGGCAACCTCCAGGAGTGAATGCTACAACGTATACAAGCCGATGAAATGGCTAGTACACGTTCTCGAAGGTCGTCACTGCAACTTCCAGAGGTGAACCCGTTGAGTCAGTGGGTGCACCATCTGATGCATTGACGGTCCGAGCGAATAACGAAGCCACTCGCGCGAACAGCGTTTGCCGTTCGAGCAAAGTGGAACGCTCCGGTAGCATGAACTCCAGGACGCACGTGCAGTCATACGCTTTCGTCGGCGCCGGCTGTATACCGGTCATCGTCGAGGCGCTGGTCTGCTCGAGTGTCGGGAGGACGAGCTTTGCTACCACCTTGTACACCCGGCTCGCCTTGGTAGGCGGACGGAGGGACATGGTGAAGCGTGGATATCCGATGGCGATTCCGCCAGACCGGTCCACATAAGCCGCGATCCCCTGGGGAAGAATTCCTTCGGGGTTCATGGTTGAATCGACACCAACGGTTGCACTGGTCGTTAAACGAGCCAGGGCATGATCGATGATGCCGGACAGCTTCAAAGCCGCAATAGCGGACATTTTGAATACTCCAAGTTCAACATGAAGACCGTTACCTCACCTACCTATGAAAGTTAGCTACAAGTAGAGCAATCCCGTTGAGGGCATGGGTAACACTGCTAAGCGGATTCTGAAGGGAAGGAACAGACATAATCGGGAAAGACGAAAGTCTTAACCGAGTTAGTTCTGTGATTTCCTTTTTGAATTGCGCATGCTGTATTATCTGGCCCGCAGGATTTCCTACGTTCACACCTTCATAGTTAACGGCAGAGTTCATCCAGTGTTTTGTAAACAGAGTTTCTGATCCATCCAAAAAGGCACATCCATCCCAGGCTGACATAGCCGAAAGATAGGGGCCAATAGGGATGAACCAGTCTGCTACAAAGCTGAATGGGAGAACCTCCCAAACGAGGTTGATGGGATTTGTGAAACCAGTTTGCGCAAGAAAGGACGTGAGGGGAGATTCGACCTTAAACCTACACGAAAACTTAACATCAGTCGTAGCTCGGACCATATGTTGGCCCTTGTTATTCCCGATGGTAGGAGACGTGTAAGTTTGAAAGGAAACGAACTTCTGAACCTCATACCTCCCTTTCGCTGTAACCGAACGGACGTTAGCATCTCCAAAATGTAAATTGGAGAGGTTTTTTAGCAACCCTTCGATGTCCATAAGCAAAGGTTTCCAACCGTACTGAAGCTCTAGCCAATTTTCGGCCAGATTCTTATGTGCGGAAGGACGACCAGTGCGTATGCTACCTCGTCGGGCGCTACGTCCAGCTCCGAGGGCCCCAATTGCCCCAGGTATGTTTCCACGCCTGAGATGATTGACGGCTCTAACCAATTTCTCCGCAGTTCCACTGAGGAGTTCGGTTATTTGGCTGAATTGAACGAAGTCTTGGGCAAGGTTTGCTTCAATGCCCAATTCTGCTTTCTCAATCAGCTTCCTTAGAGCTTTATTACGAGCAACAGGTATAGTAATATACCCGTACTCGTCCGGTTGCGGTAGGTCATCGTACCAAAGCCTAATATTAAGACTACCGGCGGTTCCATCATTACGATAGGACCTATAGTAGTTAATATTATTGCTTATAACTTGAACCTTGGCAGTGTGCGGATTAACCGGTAACTGTCGTGGTTTAAGTCTTCCAAAGTTCGGCGTACGGGATCCCGTCCATTCTCGGTAATAAATTACCTTAGATCTGGGCGTAATCACGGTTGAAATCGGTCCGGAATCAGTCCATGTCTCAAACACTTCTGTGAATGAGGTCACGCACGATTCAGGATTCGGTCTCAATGAAGTCGATCTTGGGAAGGCACTCCTACCCGCTGCTGGAGGGTTTCGAAGCCTCCTAGCAACATCGACGCGTGCTCTCTGCACAACGTCGTGGTATCGCCGTTCGTTACCGTTTACCCGAATATTCGACCTACCACTTTGACTAACGGTAGTAATCGAAGACCCTGGCACCCGGTGACTTACGGTCCGAGATTCAGCTCCACGAAATCTCGTATAAGTAAGATACGTACGAAGTCTTTCACCTGCTCGGATGTAATGCCGGATAGAGAGATCAAGACTCTTAAGATCGCTAGATCGAAAGGTTCCTGACCTCCATATAACGCCATTACCCGAGCTAAGGAAAACTTCAACGTATTCTTCCGAATACGAAAATCGCAAATCTAAGCCTCGTTGGCTCAGCAAAGCCCGATACTCTGGATGCGCGACGGTATAGGGAGAAATGGTAGTTACAGGCACCGAAAGGCACCTATAAATGTCCATTCTCCTATCTCAGCGCTGCTGAGACCCTCTAAGACTGTATCGAACATGCTCAGGATGTAAACAAGGACCCACGCTAGATCTCCTAAAGTTACCCCAAAATACAAGAGGTAATCAAGGAG